GCCACGTGCTTAGTAATGCAACTTCTAACTATAAGTTAAAGATAATAGAACGATCAAAATGGAATAATATAATATAAATAATAGATCATTTCTTCGATGTTTTGGCGGCGCGCTTGTTCTCATTGATTTTGAGATTCTCCATTTCTTGGCGCATGGCGTTTTCATATGCAAGCATTTTTCGAAACTCGCGTTGGCGTGTTTCAAAATCTGGTACACCATATTTCTTACGCGATGACGGTGCAGGTGTGGCCGTCCGGGGACGCGACTTGCTGCGCCCTTTGGACGCTGAACGCCCGCGTGGTTCTTTGATGGAGACCTTCTTCTTCTTGCGGCCGCGTGTATTGGAACCGACCGCATTGGCTGCGCCGTGTAGAGCGCCTTTGGCTAGTGGTTTGATCACCTTGGCGGCTATCTTACCAACGCCTCGCAAGATCGTAGAAGCGAAATTGTTGGCGGCGATGGTGCCGTCTTTGATGAGCCACATTGCGCGTTCGTATTTCTGCATGGCCATTACGTCGGGCATAGGTGCCAGTTTTTGCATGCCGGCCCATGGGCTGCGGGCGGCGGGTTGGATTTCGTAGCCGCGGTACATCTTGAGTTGTAGCAGCTGTGCGCTAGCGGTGCCGAGACTAATATTGGTGTTGGGGACCAGACCATCGTAGACGGTCCAGGTCCAAGTCATATCATCTGACCAGAATGTATCGAGACAGGTACGCGTCCTGCCAGTGCCGTCGGCATGGACAAACCTTTTAAAGTTGTCATTGCCTGCGGGATCGACGAAGGAGTACCAGCACTCGTACAATCCGTTCGGGGATGGCACCGTTTGATTGTGTGCGGTGGCGTACCATTTGGGACTGACGTTGTTTAGTCTCTGCACGGAGAAGGAGCCGTCCTTAGCCGGGCTGCTGAATGAGCGGGTCGATGAGTTCATCAACTGTGACGTCGTTGGGACTATGGCACCGTCAAAATTGCCGCTGATATTGTTACCTTGCGCGGCGAAGTTGATGATTTGAAATTCCATATCTGGTGTTATACGATATGGTTTGCGGTTGAAGTCGATGACGTGGTTGCGGTATTGTTTGCCGAATTTGCGGATGTGGTCTATGGTGTTGAGACGCAACATATTCGCCTCCTCATGCGACGCGTAGAAAAACGGTTTATACCGATTTCGGACTTCGAAGTCCCAGTCATCCTCCTCGAGAAAATAGCCACCGTCGGCGATGAGCTGCATTAGGAATTTGTGAGCCTTCGAACTTTGTTGGTCCATGAACGCTGGTAGATTGCCCGTGAACAGGATGGCCGGGTTGAATTGGGCGCATGATACCATGCCGATGTCGTTAAAGGCTGTGGCGTTGAGGTACGTAGTTAGTGAGGCGTAACAAGGTCTGAAAAGATTTGCATCCTTCCAGATATTGTTGACGTCGTACACGTCGTTCTCGTATGTGTTTTGGACGTCCTGTCTCCAGAGTGGGCTGCCGTCAACATATTTGACGAAAACCATTGCCGGGAAGCGCATTCCAGTTGTACTAAGTATGGCATAGCCGGAGATGGTCTCTGGTAGCACTTGGAGCGCGACGTCGTTTAAGGCGCCTGCAACCAGCGGATTCTCGAGCAGAAAGTTGTGGACCCAGTTAGTGCACACTTGTGTGCGACTATCGTTGGTCGGTAAACCCTCAAAAGAGGCCGTGGCTGATGGTGGATGCAGGCACTTTTCGATAAACGCCTCGCGCGGGTTAGTTATGTTGACGGTGCTTTGGGTTTCATTTTCCAGTGTCGTTGTAGTGGAGGGCGTAGTTTCGCTGACTCCAACAATCGGGTTTGAGACTGCTTCCATAGTGTTGTAGTAGATTATCGACGTAGTCGTGATTTAGGTTGATTAGGAAACAAAAGTTGCGGACGTCTGGTGTTAGTTTATTCGTACTGATATGGCAGAAAGGACCGCTGAATTCGAATTTCACGTACCCAGGAAGTTTCTGTTCTACGCAAAGTAATAGTTGCTCGGTGAAAAATCTCACGTTCGGGTAGCGGAACTGGATGGTTTCGGAAAACGCGGTGCGCGGGTAGAAGTAGGCGAATGCGGTGGTAATAGACTCTTCCTTGAGGAGTTTGTCGCGATGCGAGGAGGTCGCAAGATGTTTGGACTGCTCGTGCAGGGTAAGGTGATTCTCTTTGGCAAATTTTTGAGTGAAGTTGGTGAACGGCTGGTTCAAGTGTGCTTTGCGCTGATTTTTATAGTATTCGGTTTCGTTTAGCATAAATATATAGGCTTTAAAGACAGATTTTCAATTTTCGGTCAAGCATGTATATTTTGTGCGTCTTGAAGCCTTTTAAAATAATTAGATGAAATTATTAATTAAAGAAATTAAAATTAAATAAAATTATGAATAAAAACTAAACTAACAAATTAAAACGAACGAAATATTTAAATTAATTATAATAAGTAGTTGTGGCGCCATGCATTTCTTGGATCATGCGGCTGATATCGTAGTACAGTATTTGCCATTCACCAGTGACGGTCGGTGCCAGTTTGTCGTCCCACGTAACTCTCTTAAGGAAGGCTACGAGGTGCTCGATTTCCTCATAGGTGACCATGATACCTTTCGAGTTGTAGTGTTGTTTGGCGGCAAGTATACCCAAATGCAGCTCGGAGTTGTTGTTGATGACGTCTAAACAGTCTGCCACAGAGCGGCGCATTTCCTCCCATTGTTCGGGGTGCGTGACGATGCGGCCGACGACGCGCGAAACGCGTCTGAGGACGTCTGGGAAGAAGCCCCAAGGGTTGAGGAAATTGGCGATAAATTCGGGTACGACGTCAACAGAGTCCTTAAGGATGTATTGGCACCACTGCATTAGCGTTTGTCCGTCGTATTTTCTCTCCTCACACTTGTCGCAGCAAACGACGCTATCGTCACCTTTAAACATGGCGAAACGTAGGTTGGTGTATTTGAAGCCTCCGCCGATGATTGTCATGCTATACATGGTATTGAACGTTAAGGTGACGAGATGACCGGAAGTCATCATGTATCTGGATACAAACAATGCATGTTGTACGCGCTGATCTACGTCGAACATAGCTGTGGCGGTCCACTTCTCGCGTTGGTTAACATGGTGGTCGACGGTCCGGGCAGGTGCCCCTGCGCTCTTGGCGAGGACGGCGATAGCTACGTTGCCAACATGTTTCTGAGATTGGTCGAATGCAGTTGCGTCTTTTGAATGTGTCTTCGCACGGGCGTCGGTGAGATGTGCGCCGTAACCTTTCTTTTTAAATTCTTCCGCGATGTCGTGGTCGGATTTGTCGACGGCCCACATGCAGTTGTCGGCTAATGATTCCTTGACCCAATCATGTAGTTGTTTTTGCATTGACGCGAACATGATGTTGGAGATTTTCGACCAAGCGCTGATGCCTTGTCCCGCTTTGTCGCTGGTGTCCCACCATAATTCCCTGATCTCTTTGGGTTGGTTTTTCATGTGGAACTTGACTTCCTTGTTGCGCTGATCGTACCATTCGGTGTTGAGTTCATCGAATTTTTGTTTTGTTGTGGCGTCCGCATCTTTGAGCATGTCGGCAATGAGGTCTTCATATTTCCGTTGCAGTTCCATTTGTTTGGTGCTGCCGGACATGAAGTCGTCGATGAAGCCACCAACGATTTCGCGGAACTTGGGTTGTGCTGGTAGATGGTTGTAGCAGTCAAGCTCTGCTTGTCTGATGTATTTTTGATCTTCCAATGGTATCGTGGATTTGTATTTGTTCTGTAAGCGAATGAGATACTCGCAGATGCCGCGATAAATTTCATCGTGTCCCAGTATGAGTTTTGCGCGCTTATCGCGTGGTTTTAGGAAAGTCTCCAGGCCGAGGTAGTGTGCGTCCAACAATTTGGTATACATTTTGTAGGATGGCTGCAGATGTTTTGACATATACCTCTTATTAATTGTGTTGATGGTGTTTAGTTTGTCGGCGCCTGCATAATACTTCACGTATGGTTCATCGATCATGCGGCCGTTGATCTTGACATCGCTAACGTCAAAAGCGCCGGCTGGTATCTTGAGTTTTTCGCCGCTTTCGGGTCCTGCAATCATGTTGATCCGGATATCCAATGTCTTTCTTTCCATGTAGGGGTTCTTTTTTGGGTACACTTTGCGCATGATGTCGCGTACAGTCTCGAGGTTAGTCGTCTCGTTAGCCACCATATTCAGTTGCTCCTTGATGGGGACATCTTCGACCGTGCGTTCGACCCTGTGCTCGTTGACCGGTATGCTTTCGACCATTGGCGTTGCGATGGCGCGTTCCAGTGGTGAACCAAGGATTGCCATAAAATGTTCGTTTTGTTCACCTGTACCGTACATTACAATGGTGTCGGTGGCACGACTGAGTGCAGTGTAGACGTATGTCGAACGGTCGCCGTGGATCTGGTCGATGTCAGTCGTGATGATATGCACGGTTTCGTAGGTTCCGCCCATGGCTTCGTGTATGGTGGATACTCTAGGTTGTTTGAGCTCTTTTTCGAGGTAGATCTTCATTTTCTGCGTAGCACACAGCATGATGTCGTTGTTAAATCTTTGTATTTTCTCTAAACTGCCGTGGATTATTTTACCGATGCGGGACGGGTTAGCCGTAAAGTCTGGTATGTAGTTGCGCACAAACGGTTCAATAGACTTAGGGCATCTTTTTGATTCGCTGATGTATTTTAGATCATCTATCATTTCGATTTTATAGCTTGGCGCGGTGCCCTGGAAGTCGGTTTTGATTTGAAACTGGTCGCCCAAAGCCAGAAAAGCCGCATTCGGGGCTAAATGTCGATATATGTCGATGAAATAAGGATTGACTAGGAAGATCTCGTCAATGAAAATTTGGTCGAAGGATTTGCCGCGAAACTTCAACAGTTTGATCGCTTTGATGAATGTGACCGCTCGACTGTCATTGTTGATGATCTTAGTTTTGATTTTTTCGTTGTGCTCGAAGGTGACGACGCGGAGTGGAGCGATGATGAGTGAGCAATAGCCGCAGAAGTTGTCGAGGACTAACTTGCTTTTTCCGGAGCCGGCTACGCCAAGTCGTGCATCGATCTCGTTGGTGGTCATTTCGGCATCGTCGATAAATTCGAAGTCTTCTTCGTCTAAATTTTCCTTGAGGTACGGGTCGTTATGCAGCGATTTTTTGAATAATGCGAACTGTGATAGGTCCGGCTTCCATTTAAGTACAGCGTTGGCGTATTCTATGTTGTTACTACCACACCTACAACCGTCGTTGACTTGTTTCTTGGCGTTGTGGGCATCTAACGTTTGCATGCTTTCAGCTATGTCAACTGTTCGAGGGACGCCTCTGATGTTGCTGATGGTGTAGTACACTTCCGCTGAAGCGAGTTCGCTACCGTCGTTGCGCCAGATGTGTATGTTGAAGTCGCTGAACAGATCACACAGGTAGGTCTCGAATGTCTGACGTTCATCGTCATCAACGTATGCTTGAAACTTGCTGGTAACGTAAACGTCCGATTTACCGAGGATCATTTTTGCGTAAGTGAAGAACATGTCGCCTGGTGATGCGCTGTGATCTAATAGCACCATGTCGGCGTCTTGTACTTTAGGCAAGTCGGTGTACTTGGTCCACGGATGTGCGACTACATTCTTCATGAGATGGAAGTCGCCGTTGACATAATGGCATGGCAAATATTGAACTTTCTTGTTTGGTACGCGATAAAAGTGCCCGGGTGCACAAGACAGTTCAACTATGCGATTGCACTTATATTCGAGAGCTACTTTTTCGATGTCGCGGTATTTATTAATCATCTTATCGGGATGTGAGTCGGGCGCTATGTGCATCCAATTGCTGGGGTCGTACTTACTGCGGGTTGGTTGTAGTGGTTTGCCTATACCGAGTGTGGTGTAACCGCCATGTGCGCAGAGATGCGTTTTGTTGTAGTTAATGCGCTGATCTCGGTTGTAGATACAAAGTACCTTCTTGCATTTGAGCCGTTCGAAAGAAGTTTTGACGCAACACAAGTCGTTCCCATATATCGCTGTTCCGATAAGTGGCATGTAGACGGTCAGTTTGTTCTTCAAAGCGTACTTGTCGATCCCGTCGAATATTTCCTTGAGTCTTTGTTGCTGCATGACTTTAGTATTGGTTTTAACGTTTGCGTCTAGGGCTACTGCGAGCGCGAGATGATATTTGCCATGTTTGGTGAAGGTCAGCGGTTGAACTGGTTTGTTGATGTTTGCGTCGTATCCCTGGAAAAGTAGGCGGAAGGCCGCTGCTTGACCTGCACCGTCGGTTAACATAGAATTGGCGCAATTTACGTAGAGGCCTTGTGTGTGCGGCTCGATGTCGCTGTAGTCGCCCATGAAGATGGGTTCACAGTCACAGTCNACAGCTACGTAGTGGTTGACGATGAGTTGAACCTTCGCAGTTGGCCATTTGGAGTCGTATATGGCGCGCATGATATACGCGTCCAGAGCTTTGACCTTCGGGACATGGCAGATGAAGTTCATGTTGTTGACTTTGGCGACCCAGGCTAACTCATGAATGTCGTGCATGGAGGTGGACAGTGGTTGTTGACTGCCTCTAACTTCAACGTTTTTTGGCACGATAAACGGTGTAGAGATGCTAAATTTGTTATGGAAGAATCTTAATGCATGAATGCCGCAACTTCCATCTCCGGGCGGGTCGTGGATCATTTTTGTATGAGTGTCTTCACGACGTAGTAGTTTCTTCTTTCCGTCGTCTGGTTTCTTGTCGCCGTCGTTCTTCTTATTTTCCGGCGCGGCTGGTATATCGGCGTCTGCTGCAAAAATGTCCGGCAGTTCCAGGAATGTTGCGTCGGTTTTTCCGTATCCTTTTGTGTTGATATAGCCGTTTACAACGTATTTAGGTACCGCTTTGATACGTAAGTCAGGCATATAGGTGTTTGATGCGGTCTCTACGTGCTCCAAATAATGTTCAACGCTATGACCGGCGAGGGTGGCGAAGATTTTATCTTTCGTGCTTTGGAGGAACACTTTGATTGAATGTTTGAATTTGTCCCAGAAGCCGCCGTCACAATTGCGCAAATGTTGGAACATTCCGCTGATGCCTTGAGTTCGATGGAAACGGTTGACCGCTCCGATCATATAGAGACTGATTTGTAACCTCTCGTACGTGTCGTGATCTAAAGTGAGGCCCTTATAAACCAAGCGTTGTTGTTTTTCGACGGTGTAGTATACCGATATGCTTTTAGCGTCGAAAGTTGCGGCGAATGACGGATAGTTGAACATGTTGTCAGCGATTCTTTGGCACCATTTAAGTGCGCTATCGACGACCGTTTTGTCTATTAGAAACGTTCTCTGAAACATGTTGCCGGCCGCGTGTAGTGTGGTCCAATAAAAAGGCACGTCGGGTACGATATAGCATGTGTCGTTCGGTTTGAGGTTTAACGTGCGGTATAAATACTGGTTGCGTCTGGAAGATGTGCGTGTGACCCTAATGTTGGTGAACGTACTGAGTTGTTCAATATGTTCGAACACATATTCGTAGTATGGGCTACTGGCATGGGTGGTGCACATGTATTTTTTCCAGTTGTAATAATTGTGGTAATAGGCGTTGCTGTTGTCGTTGAGACTGAAACGGCAGAATTTGTCCCTGCAGCAGCCTGAAGTACCAGGTGTTTCGATGATTTCGTTTTTGTAAAATGTTTGATCCATTACAAACATTTTATCGACGAGGTTGTGCGGGAAGAACATCCAAATGTCGAGCGTTATGCATCCGTGTCTTTCCATGATGTTGGGGATGTCTTCGATGGGTATGTCGTATACGTTGATCATGTACGCATATGGTGCAGTTATGTTGCAATTTTGAGCTCCATGTTTGCACAGATATTTCATGGAGTTGATGTTGCCTTCTAGTTGTAGGTAGGCGTTGAGGTACCTGGCTTCGGTACGTGTGTCAGCGATTAACGTGCATATATGATGATGTTTGGGAGTACGCAAGGGAGTTCCGCCAATGTCGATGCAACGAGAGAAATTTTTCCCGACCTCGATGCATTTTTCATAAGCATACCTTTGTAGCTCCGCTGGCACCGGATGAGGGTGTCTATGCAGTTGCTGTTTTGTTCCGTCAAAAGTGACCGGTCGAGGTGACAAGGCCTCTTTGATACTTTCGTAATCAGAGTCGGTCATGTAAAACCTCAACGGGTAGCTGCCATGTTCGAACTTGGCAATCACGCGCTTACGTATGTCGTCAGACACGGCGCGGACATTTTCGTCGATGACGG